TACGCCAACTACTGGCGAGCCAAGTGGAAGAACAAACGCGAGCAGATGTCTGCTCACCTCAACGCACTCAACTCGGCCAAGATCATCAAGGCTCAGGAGAAGGTAGCCCAGGTGAAAGCGTTCACCCATATGCTCCCCCAGGAGCCAATGTCCTGTACCCGGCTCCGAGATCAGGTAGCCGAATGCTGGAACGATGTGTACGGCGAGAACCTGAACTCCAACAAAGCCTGGAACATCGTGCGCCTCTGCATCAAGCATGGCCTGTTCACCAAAGACAGGTTGAACCTTTACACCTTGACGGCCGGGTAGGAGATATGCACATTGGCGATCATGTCCCGATTCACCCCTTCCGAACTGGAGCAACTAGATGCTTCAAAGGAAGTGGTGTCGAATATTGCCCAGCACTTGGTCGAGGCGTATCTCGCCGCCCAGGCTAGTGAAAGGATTCCAAAGCGGGCAAAGAAGGCCGCTCAATGGTTGATCGATGACGCCGCCGAACTTGCGCGCGTCCTCCAGCAACTGGAGAAATTTAAGAACCCATGAGCCGACAACAGATGGGCGAAGAGTGGAACCGCTTCGTCAAGACCCTACGCCCTGAGGAACTTGAAGCCCTCAAGGCCGCCGGGGTAAACCCTGAAGACTACTTCGACGATACGCCAGCCGTCCCCCATCGATACATCTACGGAGACTCCTTTGCGGACAGGCTGGCCTTCTCCACCAAGAAGGAAGAGGAGGAGGAAACGGTGTTCGGCCCCCTGTCGTCCATCATCGCCAAGGTGATCGCATCGTTCGACTGCGAGTACGAGCCGAAGGTAATGATGAACAACGATTGCGTCCGTATCGCCCTAGGCTACCGCAACTACAAGTCGATGGCCGATGTTGCGAAGAAGTACGGCGTATCCAAGGCCACGATATCCTGGAGGGTGAAACAGGTTCAGAAGCGCCTGGGCATCGAGCCGAGCGTGTACATGAGATCCGAACGGACTTGCCAAAGCCTCAAACACGCGGCAAACAACAGAAAGAAATGAGCGTCAGACCAGTAGACATTGCGGAGCGCCTTGGACTCGCTCGGCAGACCATCAACGGATTCATCCGTCAAGGGATGCCCATCACATCCATCGAGGATGCCGAGGCGTGGTACCATGAGCGCTCCGCTCGCCGGGATCAGCACCTCACGCCCGATCAACAGCACGAAGACGACGACAAGGACTTTGCCGAGATTGTGGAGAAGCACCGCCGCCTCAAGGCGCGAGCCTACGATCAGTACGAAGAAGACCTACGGAACCAAGACCAGAACCAGTCCAAGTCCTACGCGACCTATGACAAGTTGGTGAAGACGCTGGTGGCGCTGGAGCGCGAACTCCACGCCCGCAACATTGCCGCCAAGGAGTACATCAAAACCCAGACGGCCATCGAGCGCTTTGGTAAGGTGGTGCTATCTATCCGCAACGAACTCACCCAGTTGTCCACGAAGATTGCGGTTAAGGCTAACCCCGACTCTCCAGGCACGGCAATGAAGGCTATCGACACCGAGGTCATTAACATCCTCAACCGCCTATCGGGACAGTCCGAAGATGCTAAGGATGCCGTACAGGAAATCGTGGTATTGGAAACTCCGAAGGAAGAGGTCACAAACGACAAACCAGATGAAATTGAATCCAACGGAGATCCTGTTTGAGAATGCCCTTCGGAGTCTGCTGGCGCCAGACCCGGACGGAGATATCATTGATTGGTTGGAGAAGAACATTAAGAATGTGCCTTACTCCCCACAACCAGGGCCATTCCGCATAGAGTCAACCCCATATCTTGCCCCTATCCTTCGGGCGCTCCAAGACCCAGAGGTTGAGACCATCGTGGTCATGGGCAATGTCCAGAGCGGCAAATCAATGGTTCTGGAACTCTGGTCTACCTTTGTGCCGTCACGCACTCCCGGCCCGATGCTTCTCCTCCAGGATGTGGACTTGAACGCTCAGGACTGGCAACAGACACGCCTACGCCCTCTGTGGGATAACACACCGCCCACCAAAGACCGCATCTCCCAGACTGATCGTAGTAAGTGGCATACCACCCAGTTTGAACGCAATGTTACTTGGGTGCTTGGTGCGAACAATGAGCGCAACCTTCAGCGTCGATCCATCAGATTCCTAGGCGGTGACGAGTGTTGGCAATGGCCGAAGGGTCACCTCAAGCAAGCGCTGGCTCGCCGCACAGCATTTACTTGGCAGGGCAAGTCTGTGTTCGTTTCACAAGGGGGCGTGGATGGGGATGATTTTACCGATTTATTTTATTCCACAGATAGGTGCGAATGGTCTTTCACCTGTGTCAATTGCAACACGCGACAGCCATTTGAATGGGCGCAGATTAAGTACCCACAGGAAGCCAAGACTGCCAATGGCTGGGATTTAGACGCCGTCAAGGCCGGGACAACCTACGAGTGCAAGTCCTGCAAGCACTCACACCTAGACCGCAATAGCGTCCGCTCGGATATGAAGTGCGAGTATGTGCCGCTCAACCCATCCGCACCCAAGGGACGCCGTGGTTTCCATTTCAATGCCCTATCGATGCTTTGGGGGCTTTCGTGGGGAGACCTAGCCGTTGAGGCAATTGAAGCCGCCCAGGCGTTCGATCAAGGTGGCGACGAGACCAAGCGCCGGGACTTCAAGCAGAAGCGCCTAGCGCTCCCCTGGTCTGATGACCCAGATGATGGCGGCGGCGAAGTCCTGCCTAGCGGTTACATGATGCTGGAAGAATGGATCGACGAAGGCTCCAATTACCAGAACAGGCTAACCCCTCCTCCGTTCACCCAAGAGATGCTGGATTCACAGCACTTCATCCGTCTTCGGTTTATGTCTATCGATGTGCAGAGGCGCGGATTCTTTGCGCTTATCCGTTCCTGGAGTGTGGAAGGTAAGTCGCGGCTTATCTGGTGGGGCTACCTGGACACATGGGAACAGGTACGCAACGAACAGATCAAGCACAAGGTCAGCCCAAACTTTGTGTTCGTGGACTCTGGTGACGGCCCAAATATGGACGAGGTCTACCGTAACTGCGCCACCTACGGCTGGAATGCCACCAAGGGTTCTGGCAATAACGAGTTCCCTTGGCGCGTTCAAACCCCATACGGTCTGAAGATGGCCTACCGACCCTACGCCCCGGCCAAGGTCATTCAGGTAGGCAAACAGTCTTGCCGTATGTTCATGTTCTCCAACTTGGTGTTAAAGGACACCCTCACCCGCCTCCGTAGGGCTGGACACCATACCTACGCTCAGGATGCAGGGGATGACTACCGCAAGATGATGCAGTCTGAACACCGCACCACCGGGGAGACTGGACGCCCCATCTGGGTGCAGATCGGCGACAGACCAAACCATATCTGGGATTGTGAGGTCATGGGCATCCTTCCTGCCTTGATGGCAAAACTTGTTGGTCGCGGTAAGAATAAGAACGCATCTGACGAAAAGCCTGTTGACAAACCCGAAGAGGGGGCAAAGGTGAAGGAGTAGCCTGTCCGCTACATATTCGCCTGGGTGGCTCTCAAGCGGTCTCGTTGTTGTGGTAGCGGACAGGTTATCCTTTTGACCAGCGGCAACGGCATATGGCATTCGTGCATTATCGTGGGTCTACTTCCCCTAAGGGTATCTTTATGACCCTTGATGTAGTTGATATTGAGGAAATTAAGGACAAAGCCGTTGCCCTGGTTAAGGAAGGCAAGACGATCATGGAGTACCGGGATAGCGGGACGGACATTCGCAAGGACTGGCCGATTGACCCCCCAACCATCCTCCTGGAATGCCGATATGCCCTGCAACTTAAACTGCCAGAGATTTATGGAGCAATTGACCGTTGCCGTGTGGGCAATATGCTGAATAACTTCCGAGGACTTTAACCTCTATGGCGCGCAAAAAGACTACCAAAAAGACCCCCATTAATCTTGGCGGGTCAGAACCTCTGAAGAGACAGGCCACAGGCGGCCCAGGAATCTTCTCAAATTTCGAGTCCGCAAAGTTCTCGAACAAGCGTTCATGGATTTGGTCTTCGTGGCCCACCGATTTCAAGAAGACCATGACGGTCTTCGATCGCCTGGAGACCACGCGCAAGATGCGCTGGATGGAACTGAACTCAGGCATCATCCGACAGGTTCTCTCGGATATGGCGCTTTACAGCGTTGGCGACGGCATCAAGGCCACGGCTCGCACCGGGTCTGGGATGGCAGACAAACAGTACGAAGAATACTTTGACGACTGGGCGCGTAACCCCTGTGACATCACCGGGCGGTTCAATTTCTACGAGATCCAGCACATCATCACCCGCCTCGTTTACCGAGACGGCGAATGTTTTATTATCAAGACACGCGATGGCTCTGGTCTGCCTAAACTACAGATCATCGAAGCCCACCGAGTCTCAAGCGCCCAAAGCGGCGCTCCCCCTCCCGATGAAGTTGACGGCATCAAGTTCGGAAAATACGGCAAGCCAGAGTGGTACAACATTATGCGCTCCGATGGATCTAGCCGCCGTGTACCCGCTGGCGCCGTGATGCACATTTACGAACCAGAGGTTGCTTCTGGCGCTCGCGCTTACAGCCCGCTACAGCACTCGATCAACAATATCGTTGATATGCTGGAAATCATCTCCTTGGAGAAGTTTGCCGTTAAGATGAACAGCGACATCGTGCGTACCCTTACCCGCGAGACCGCCCAGTTCGATGGCGCCCAGTCTGATTTTGAAGCATTCGGTATGCGCCCCCAGTCTGTAGGAGATGGCCTTACTGATCCCAACGAGGCTTCCACCTTTATCGGTGGTAAGATCCTAGCATTAAGCCCAGGCGAAAAATTAGAATCTTTTGTATCAAATCGCCCCAACCCGACTTTCAACGGATTCATGGAGCATCTAATCCGCGACTCACTTGCGGGCATCCTGCCCTATGAGTTTGTCCACGACCCGGCCAAGGCTGGCGGTGCATCAATGCGCCTTATCGTGGCAAAGGCCGCTCGAAAATTTGGTCATTTCCAGTCCGTCCTGATGAACCGATTGCTTACCCCTGTTTGGGGTTATGTCATGGGTGATGCGATTACTCATGGAGCCGTACCTTCCTGCGAATGTTGGAATAAAGTTCTCTGGACAACCCCGAAGTCTGTCACCGTTGACGCTGGCCGCGATGCCGCTCAGAACCGTGCTGACATTGAATACGGCCTGAAGACCATTGGTGACAACTGCCTAGAAGAGGGCGAACACTTCTCCACGATGGTTCGCCGTCGTGCTGTTGAGGCCAAGATGTTTAAGGACATGGCTAAGGAATACGATGTCCCGCTTTGGATGCTCATCAAGCCCACCAATGTTGCCCTTATGGATATCACGGCTGAAGAGCCTGTTGAGGAGGGAGAAGACATTGATGAAGACATGGATGAGAAGTCCAGCGCAGAGGTATCCAACGAAGGCAAGGAAGTTGAAGAAGATGATGCGGAGTCGGATGAACTTGAAGACCCACAGGGTAAGTAATTTTTCTTTTTATTTTTTATACCATATGCGACACCTTATCAAAGCGATGAAGACCGGGCAACCCCTGATGATTCATCCATCAATCGCAAAATCTCACATTGACCGATTCCAGGCTCTTGAGATCACTACGGACACAAATGCCTCCGAGGTGGCCGATATCCTTAAAATGATGTTTGGCGAACAGCCCAAGATGGAGATTGTTGGCAAGACCGCCATCATCCCGGTCAAGGGTGTAATCGGGCGTGGCCTGTCTGATATCGAGAAGATGTGCAACTCGGTTGATGTTGATGATATCTCTGCAAATATTGATGACGCTTTAGCAAACCCAGCCGTTGACAAGGTTCTCCTAGAGTTCGACTCCCCAGGTGGAAGCACCGAAGGTCTTGGCGAACTAGCCGAGAAGATCCGCACGATGCCAAAGCATTGCGAATCCTATTGCGAGCGCTCCTGCCAGTCTGCCGCCTATTACCTAGGCTCTCAGGCCAAGCGGTTCAATATCACCAAATCGGCTGAAATTGGCTCCGTCGGAGTCTACATGGCCTTTCCTGATGTGTCCGAAGCCTATGCGATGGACGGCGTCAAGATGGAGGTTATCAAAAGCGGAAAGTACAAGGCCATCGGCATGGAAGGCACCAGCCTCTCCGATGAACAGCGCAAGTACCTCCAGGAAGATGTAAACGAGACCCACGCCGAGTTTAAGGATACGGTCAAATCCGTCCGTAAATTTGTCAAAGACGAGGACATGGAAGGCCAGTCCTTTGTTGGCAAGAAGGCCACCGATAAGGGCTTTGCCACCGGGATCGTGAGCGGCATCGAAGATGTCCTGTCCGAGTACATCGTTTGACATCGGGCTAACAGCAATACCGCTATGACCATCGAAGAACGCCTTAATTCGCTCAAGGAAGCCTTCACCGGGAAGGCCGCCGAAGCCGAAGCCTCGTCTGTCGAACTTACCGCGACCAAGGAATCCCTTGCCGCCAAGGACGCCGAACTGACCGCTTCTGCCTCCAAGTTCGCTGAAGCCGTTAGCGCCATCGAGAAGATGGCCGCTAAGGTTGTTGAACTGGAAGGCGCCCTCGCCGAGGCCGCTAAGAAGTACACCGCCCTGGAAGCCTCCTTCCAGACCGCTGGCAAGAAAGCCGCCTCTATCGCCGCTTCGGTTGGCGTTGACCCGGTTGAAGTCAGCCCTGTCGAAACTGCCGCTTCTTCCAAGACCCCTGATGAGATCGCTCAAGAATGGGCGCTCCTCAAGAAGTCCGATCCCAAGGCCGCTCAGAAGTTCTACGACCTTAACAAGTCTGCGCTTCTCCAGGCCGCTGGCATTCGCTAATCCCTCTCACCCTCAAACCCTAAAACACTAATATGTCTAACGCAATCGGAGGCTTGACCCTCCAGTTGGTGGCTGAAGAGTCCCTGCGGACGCTCGTCCCGCAACTCCAGCCCCTCACCAAGATCGCGGTCACCGACTTCGGCGCCTATGTCGCCGAGCGCGGTACCACGGTTCACACCCGCTACGCTGGCAAGTTCACGGCCGCTAATTACGCCCGCGCAACTGGCTTCGTTGAACAGGACGCTGTCTCCACGGATGTCCCTGTGACCCTCGTCGATCAGAAGCATGTCACCATCGCTTTCACCGACTACGAAGTTGCCACGCTCTCGATGGAACGCCTCCGTCGCCTCTTCATGGCTCCGATGGCTAACGCTGTCGTCAAGTCCCTCTTCGATCAGGTTCTCACCAAGGTTGATACCGACTTCGCCGCTGGTTATTCTGGTTCCCAGGCTAACTTCAACCGCATCGCTGTCTCCAACATCGCCAAGAGCCTGACCAAGGAAAACCTTCCTCAGGAAGGCCGCTCGGCTCTTATCAGCCCTGACGCTTACCAGCAGTTGATCTCTGACCCGGTGATCGCCCAGGCGTTCTCCATCGGAACCTCTGATGTCATTCGCGGCAACCGCCTCGGTATGATCCACGGTATCGACTTCTTCGAGTACAACGGCTTTGATGTCGCTGGCATCGAAACTGGTCTCAATGGTGTTGTCTCCTGCAAGGAAGGTCTCGTCGTTGTGACGCGCGTTCCTGCCGCTCCCACGACTGGTGGTGGCGAACAGACGATTGTCACCGACCCTGACAGCCAGTTCTCCTACGCCCTGCGCTACTGGTACGACTGGTCGGCTGGTCTTCACAAACTGTCGGCCAACTGGCTCGTCGGTTCTGCGAAGGGCAACCCGGACGCGCTCCAGAAGGTCACCTTCACCTCGTAAGTTTCAGAGGGGGAAAGTCTCCCCCTCGCCGCGCCAATGCAGAGAGGCTCACCACACAAGTGGTGGGCCTCTTCTTTTGACCAGCGGCTAACGGTATGTCTATCTGGGACGAGTTCACGGCTGATGCCCAATCTATCCTCGATGAGATCGGTAAGGACATCACGATTAAGAATGTCCCTGGTGGCACCCCTGTAGCCTTCAAGGCACAGGTTACCCAGCCTATGGTACTCCAGGATATGGAGACTGGTGGCTTTCTCAATTCCACTACTTTTGAGGTGAAAGTTCTGCGTACCGTTGCGGCCAGCCATCCCGGCCTGTTTGCCTACGGCAACATCATCAACTACGATGGGCAGGACTACCGCATCGTGGCTATCGCCAATCGTCCTCCGTCTGCTTGGCTTGTAGCCAAGGTTCAGACCAAGGAGCAATGATTACCCAGCACGGTACTATTACCGTCAAGAAGGGGGTAGTAACTAACGAACAGCAATTTCGCCAGACCCTTGGCGCCTACTGCATCGTTATGGGTACAAAGGTATCCAAACTCCTCAAGAAGCAAGCCCGCCTGTTCTGCGATGATATGCTGGACTTCACTATGCCCTGGAACGGCGGCATGGGGCAAGATGGGCGTAGCGCTCGCGCACAACTTAACGGTAAAGACCGAGTCCAGTCCCAGATTAAGAGCATTTTCTTGCCCCTCCAATTCGTTGGAGCCGGGGAGATCCTACAGTATGGCAACGAGGGCGTGTTTGGTTCTTGGCTCCGCGCCCGCAAGAAGTTGACCAATCCTATGCTCCCTTCTTGGCTCAAGGATGGGGACAACTTCCCTGGGCTATGGAAGAAGTTTCAGGAGTGGGAGTTTGCCCAACAGAATGCCGCTATGAGTCCCGGCCTTGTTAACCTTGGTTCATACAACAAGGGGACTGGCGTAATCAAATCTATCCACCAGCGCGAGCGTGGTGGAACCTCAATCCCAGAATACTTCACCAACATGAAAGCCGCAGGGAAGTTCGGCACAAGGTATGTTGTGGATGATGATGGTAGCGCCGTGAAAGCCTATTCCAAGCGCGTGGAAGCCCATGTAGGGCGTTTGAAGGCTGGGTGGTACTCCGTAGGCTCACAACTTGGTAGAATGAAGGGGGTGGGCTACTGGATCAGGGGAAACCAATGGAATACTGGTACTCTCATTGACCAGTTGGGCAACTCCACCGTCCCCTCCGTAACCGTTGGCAACAAGGTTCAGGGCTTACATAGGGCTACTAGGGACGGCTACAGACTGGCCCTCAACTACAGATCCTATTCGATGCGAGAAGAGATTTACCAAAAACTCGTCAAGAATGGCCGTGCCGATATGCTTTTTCACCTTGCCACCCACCACGGTATTGGTGGAGGCTTTGACATCTCCTAATGAGCGCCCTCATCCGATCCATCGTGGAGGACAAGATTTCCTCCTATTTAGCCACCAATGTCACCGACGCAACGGTAGTAAAAGGCATCACCGATAGCCTTCGTAGTATGCCTATGGTGGTTGTCTATGCCGCCGAGTCCTCCCCGCCCAGGGAACTTGGTGCAAGCCCAAAGGGTAATTACCATGTAAAACTGGAGGTCTATGTTTACTCCAGCGCCGACGATGACACCCTTCCAACCCACCGGGAGCGGGTGTCCAAGGTTCACGGCTATATGTCCGATGTTGTGGCCCTTCAGGCGCTTTGGGGTATTGGCGAAGGCCAACTGTATGCCTCCTGGATTGAATCTGACGATGAGGCAATGCATAGCCGCAATTACGGCAATAAGGTCACCTACACCCTAGTTGCCGTTCTGCCGCCCCCTGTAGTTTGACACTAGGCTAGTGGTATAACATACCACTATGGCAACCGAAAAGGAATTTGGAGAAGCGCTGGTTTATGGTCTCTATGACACCGTAACTGGCCTCGTTGTGCAGTCCGATAACTGGACTGTTCGTTTCGCTCTCGATGTTGAAGTGATGGACGAGACTGGTCGCGTCATTACTGATCGCCTAGACGACGAGCGTAACGAGATTACCATCGAAGGCGTCATCAAGGTTGCCGACTCCGTCCTGCCCGGTAATACGCTTACCTACGCTGGTATGACCTTTATCGTTAAGGATGTCACGGATCGTGGCTCCAACACCGAGTACCGCAAACTCTCTGTCAAGGCTGTCAAGTACCAGGAGATTGCCTAAACGGCAATAGCGGCCGTTGGATGACCGCTACACACAGGCGATTAAGACTTCCATCTTGGAGATGGAGGTCTGTGGTCGCGTACTGAAACCAATGTGCCTTCGGCACAGGCTCATCCTTCAGGAGATTGATTCGGCGGCCGTAAGCCAAGATAAGAGAATGTCACCAATGGATCTGGTGTTGGCTTGCCGAATCCTTTCAACATACAGCCTCAAGGAAATGCTGGCCGTAAAACCAGACGAGGTGGACAAGCGTGGCTTCAAGTCAATTTTCCTTTCGGACGAAAATTACAACAATGAGATGCTAAAGTTTTCAGACTACCTTCATCAACAGGACAACGCTCCTGTACTTTGGGATAAGAAGTCGAACGGAGATGGTCGTGGAGTTGGAGTTATCCTTTCGTGTATCTCTAGCCTTGTTCGTAATGGAATCCCATATGAGCAAGCCTGGACTATGCCAGAATCTGAAGCAGTATGGATGTATGTAGCCAATGCCGTATCTAATGGCGCCGACATCAATGTAGTCTCCCCTGAGGACAAGAAGGCTATGGAGATGCTTAAAAATATGAATATCCCAACCAAGAAATGAGCGACGAAGTAAAAGTTAAATTCGTTGCAGACACAACTGGTCTTCAGAATGTTACCGTTCCTGGACAGATTCCAGCCGCTGGTGCTGGTGGCGGTAAGGGTGGTGCTGGTGGCGCAAGCGGCGGCAACAACGCCGGGTCTACCCCCCCCGCTAGTGGTTCTGGTGGCGGTGGCGGCAGACCGGGCGGCCCCAACCGATCTGCATTCCCTTGGGAGAAAGGCTGGGGAGCAGAGTTCCAACAGGATTTAGCAGGACAGGCCGCTGGGATGCTGTCTGGCATTAACCTCCTATCGACCGCTATCAACCTTGGCATTGAGGGTTTCAAGCATGGTATTGATAGGGCTGAACAGATCCAGAAAGCCTCACGCATCACCGGGCTGTCTACAGAGGAAGTACAGAAGTTTGGA